TTTTCAATTATTACGCCGTTAGGTAACGTAATATCCATTACTGGCTCCTTGCTGCTTTCGACCGACCACCACGAACATTTGGTGCAGGCGCTGTTTGAGACTGCACTGCTTGACGGCTACGTTGCATTTGAGCTCGATCTTTAGCTGATAGCTCTCCAAAGTTTCCTGATGCATCAATTCGTCTAGGCTCTGCACTTTCGTCGGTGACGTCTTCGTCTTCTGTATTGATATTAAGACCCGCATTAGACAAAATAGTTGCCATATTGTCATCACGATATTTAAACCAAGCAGGTAACACACCAGACGCACTTGGATTCTCTGCTAAGTACTTAGCGTAAAACTCATGGTATGCTGCCTGCACTGCTTGAAGCTTTGCATAACCCCTAAGCGCTTTCGCAATTGCCTTGGGATTATCAAACGTTGCTGGAAATCCCTTTGAGGCAAACAACATATCTTTATCAGATGCTGGCCCAGTTGGCAGTCTAGTTAGTGTTCGAGCCCCTGCTAAGTTTTCAAAATCTTGTCTTAAAAGCTCCGCCTCTCCTTGAGTCCCCGTTGCACTTACAAAAGCTGCTTCAATTTCACCTGCAACACCTGCTCTAGGATTTATGGTATCAAAACGTGCGGCAATCGACATAGCTCGATTACTTTGATCATAGGCGTCATAAGCTTTGACAGTCTCTTCATCAATACGACCACGAGTTGCTACATCAAGTTTGCCTGTTTTATCAGACTCTTTCGCAATCTTAGACTCATCAACTTTTGCTTTACGAGCTAGTTCTAATGCTTGATAGCCTGCTTTAGTTAAGCCTTGATTAATCAGTTGTTGTGCAAGCGTAGTGTAATACTCCGACTGATTATTAGCATCAAACGGAACGCTTTCACGAATTTGCTCAAGCTTTTGAGCATCTGCCATACCTCTTGGCTGCACTCCAAAGGCCCCGCCGACTGCACCTGCAAGACCAGATGTTGCCATATACATTTGCTGTGCAATTGGGTCAGTATACATTTGTGCTTCTTTCATTAATTGAGCACGTTCGTAGTCTCTGACGTCGCCAGGTGTAGTAAATAATCCTAAAATTTCTGATTGTTTCATAACCTTTAGACCTTGTTAGTACGTTGGATAGTCATAGCCAAACCCACTGCTTGGTACGCCTGGTTGCATTAGAAATGGCGTAGGAGTCCCAAAGGACGGAGCATAGTTAGGAACAGCATAGGATTGTTGAAAACCTGGTGAATCATAGAATCTGAATCCAGTATCTTGATACGCATTCTCACCAGATTGATCTAACTGACTAAAATCAAAGTTTTCAAGGCGTCGCCCTAGACCACCATACATCGCCATATTAATCATTGCTTGTTGATTGGCTGTTTGCTGTTGTGTCTGAGCCGCTCCCATCATACCTCTAGCTAGGGCTCCGCCGGCAGTCTGTGCTGCTGTGCGCTCACCTCTAGCAAGAGCAGAACCGATATCTAGTGCTCCCGCACCTAGAGCTTCAATACCTTGCGCTTGTGCCAGAGCAGATTGATAAGGCGCTAACGCTCGGCCTAGAGTATCAAATTGATAACCTTGGGCAGTGCCAAACAACCCACCGGCTCTACGCAATCCAAGATCAATATCTGACTGAGCGCGATCAAAGGACTCTGCCGCAATAGCCTTATCGATTTGCGCTTGCTCTTGTGCTCTAGCGGCTGCGATTGGGCTGACAGCCATACCACCACCGATATCTGCCCCCATTCCAGTCAAACCTTTAGCGGCTAAGTTTGCATACATGCGTTCTTCACCGATTGCTCTACCAGGCGCTAACAACTCTTGCATCCGTGCTGTACGCTCTGCGGCGGCTTGTGTTGGATCAAGGTTGACGCCACTTAGAACTTGCTCACCCATGCCGGCATAACGGTCTCCGATGCCTCTATAGTAATCAACGTCTGTTAGAGCCTGACTGAGAGTTCCAGGTAACAATCCCATCAATTGTTCACGTTGTTGTAAGAGGTCAGGACGTAGATCGTATCCTGCTTCGACTAGGTAGCCATCTGGGCCCATAACATAACGAGTGGAACCAAACCCTGTGGTGACCCCGACAGGACGGAAACGTGATGCTTCAGCTTGAATCTCTGCAGCCCTAATTTGTGCATCGGCGCTTTGTTGGCCTGCACGACGAGTCGCACTAGCAGCTTGTTGCGCTCCTATGAACTGAAGACCGGCACCGCCTACTGCGGCTGATACTGGATCAGGCATTGTTAAACTCCTTCAAGTATGCCTCTAAAGGCTCTCCATACATCTTAGCAACATACGAGGATGCCTTGGATGCCACATCAAAGCCATGAACAATGTTCACAACCATTAAAACTAAATCGTAATACGCGGCTCTCCAGACATAAGAGACTGCGTTTTGTTCTTGTTTTTCTTCCATCTGATTCGCACCACACCATTTTAAAACTAATGATGACATCAGTGGTGTCAACCAGTGTCTGTACTCAGCGTAGAACGGATTATTAGGAAGCTCTACTAAGATTGTATAAATTGCTTGTTGTTTTTGTTGTGGGTCCACTTCATCATTATCGTACCAGTCGTCTAAGCCCTGTAGAGCATCCCAGACATTAAGCAGCCATTGTTGAGGCACTTCTGGGAGTTGTAGGTTTGTGAAGTGTTTTATTAATTCGTCTTTCATTAACGTAATTTACCGCCACCGGCATTTGGGTTAATCGGAATCCCACTGGTCGGGGTGGTAAAGCCAGGGTTGTATGCAAAGTCAAACATACCAGGAGGAACAGCAGGACGTGCCGGACCGGGTGAAAACATTCCACCACTTTGTCCAGGGGCATATTGTCCATACCCATAACCACCCATTGGTGTGTAGACTTGATACTGAGGTTGAGGCATCCCTCCAAACATTCCACCACCATACATGCTCCGAGACTGCATATTTGGAGTTAGTTGCCCTCGATCAATCAAACTTTGTAACCGGCGTTGACGATCTACATCGGTACCTTCAAGATTCATATAGTTACGGAGAGCACGTTCACCGTAAATTGGAGCGCCACCGCGTGTGTAATAAGTATTACGCATAGCCTCACCAAACGATGGGACCTGGTAGGGATTGATCATTTGCTCAATTGCAGAACGGTATACACCACGGCGCTGTGCTTGTTGTGGTGTTCCTAGATCAGAATACTGGCGACCGCTGGCTTGATTCTCAAGAAAAATCTGTGAAGAGCGATCAGCCCACGCCTGTGGGTTCTGTTGAACTGCACTTATAAAAGCTCTACGTTGGTCACTTGGCATCGCCGCAAGTGCATCAAATAGTCCCATCATGCGATTTGTCCTTCTAATTCACGAATACGATCACGCCACACTTGACGCTCTGCTTTAACGTCTGTCTTGTCTTGATCGTAGTCTGCAAGGGCTACATAGTCTGTTGCTTGGAGTTTACCCTTCAACTCATTGATCTCTGTCTGAGCAGATTCTTTAGAAACTGCTGAGTCATACTGTGCTGTAAGTTCCGCATCCGTAGGTTTAGGATCAGTATCGTTCCAGACAATTCCATCATAAGAATTACCTGTGACTGACCACGCTTTATCTGCGTACATCTTACGCAATACTAAAGAATAATTCACGCTTCAATCTCCAAGGCTGTAAGTGTAGATGTACCTGCATAAAATTCAGAACCATCACCACCAACAAACATACTGCTGGCTTTCACACTGTAAGTAACTTCACTGGTTGTTGCAGGAGAATCAAGATGTATAATTGTACCTGTACCGCCTAATCCTGCATTAGTAACTGAGCTACTAGAAGAAGCAAACTGTTGCTGTATTTCTTTTTCAAGAACATCGTCAACGTACAATGCAATCTCAATACCTACATCATCAAGATTCTGTCTAGCCAAGTATTCAACATTTAAAATCAGCAATATTTTATTTGTTGCGCTTGATGGCGTAATGGCTAAATCCATTGACAGATCAGTCTTGGTTGTAGTGTTAATTGTTTGGTCTGAAGCCTTGACAACCTGCTGATAACTTACGATTCTAGGATTTGCATCCAATTCAGTCTGTACAAAAGCTGTTGTGGCGATCTGTGTGGTATCCGTGCCTGTTGCAGCCGTCGGAGCCGTCGGAGTTCCAGTTAGAGCAGGAGAGGCTAGATCAGCCTTCGTAGCTGATGCAGATGCAATAGCATTAAACTCTGCATCGATCTCCGTGCCTTTGACTTTTTTATTGGCATCACCAGGAGTTAAAGTATCCTTTTGCGCAAAGTTAGTAATCTTTGTATAATTTGTCATGATATCAGCTTCCCTTGTTTAGCAAAGATATCCATTTTTTGAACTGAAATAGGACCGCCATTGATCTCAATCTCTACACCTAATTGCAACACTGCGCCTCGACCTCCGGTATGTAATGATAAATTACCAAGAATCAAACCGGAGGAGTATTCTGCTTCGTTATCCACATCATCATCGGAGAAGTATTCATCCACATTATACTCTGACGCTCCATCATCGGCTAAACTAAAAGTTGTATTACGATACACGGAGTTGTAATCAAAAGCCCATTTCAATAAGCCAGATTGTTGTCCAGAACCTAATATGGCTAACCGAACTTTTTTCAGAATACTTTCGGTTACAGAGTTACCGAGATCTAAATAGTTGGTGTAATAGACCATTCGATAGGTTTCCGTATTATCTAAGTTTGTATCGTACTTACCCACATAAGCAGTTTGACCAATGAGTAAAGTATTGTCATTTAACACAGCAAACGATTTAGGATCAATACTGTCCCAAATCGTCACACGCCGACTACCGTCTTCTAACTTGGTACGCATGTCAAAACAATACGTGCGACCAGTTGTCGGCATTGTTAATAAGTAAAACGCATCTAAGGGCGAATACACAGCTTTGATACGATATTGAGACTCACTATCCGCATACGCAACAAGTTCATCTCTAACGTTCTTTGACACGTCTCCAATAGGTGATGATTGTTCTTGAATGACACGACCAACAGAGCGGACCCCTTCGCTAGATAAGAACACGACATCTGTACCGACGTTTTGCACAGAGTCTCTAGCAATACAACCAATACCTTTAATATGATCTGTTAGCTGGAAAGTTGTCCCTGTTGGGTCTTCAGCACCTGCAAAGAATGCAATGTTACGACGACCAAAAATAACTAAACGATTGTTATATGATGTAATAGCAACAACGTTGTCGTCTTCACCAAAGATCTCACGCATATTAATAAAACCGGAACCTGTACCGGTAAATGTATGCGGTTCAAGGATCTTAGACCAATAAACTGTGTAGTCTTTCGCAACCCAAGCACGGTTAAAACAAGATGCACCACAGGTTGGTTGAGTTGCGGATGGTGGGTTAGCTAATTCTAAATAGGAGTCAGAGGTTCCGTCATAATAAACCATTGTGTGTCCTGCTTGGATAAACAATGATTTATTGTTGTAACTGACAATTTGCCAGTCATCGTCTGTAACTGTAATTCCGTCTCTGGTAGCGGTTCCGCCTGATGTGTACGCTGTAAACGCTGTAGAGTCTGTGGAGTCAAGGGTAAACGTATCAGCATCGACAACCGTAATGGTATACGAGTTATCATTGAGCTCGGTCATTCCAACAACGCCAGTAATCGTTACTGAGTCGCCAGTGTTAAAACCATGTGCCGTTGCAGTAATTGAACATGGATCGGCTTGTGTCGCGGCAGTAATTGTTGCTGATAGTGCGGTAAGTTCTACAGGGTTGTTACTGCCATCAAGCTTCCATAGTTTGTTATTAGCCGCAAATAAGACTGTTAGAGTCCCGTCTGTTTCCGTATGCTCTTTGATTGCCCTAACAGCACCTGTAACACCTGCATCGGTATTAGAGTAAGTAGTCCACCCTTTACGTGACCCAATTCGACCAAACTTATCAATGATGCAATTTGTCGCCTCTAATGCAAACCCATTAGAAATTGTGATGCCTGAGTCTTGAGTGTTTAAACCATAAAACCCAGGAGCCGCAATTGTTAATGCACCAAGCTTACCTGCCATTAGACTTCATTCCAAACAAGTTCACTTGGGAAATGATTTGCTTCAATTGAAATAGCATCTGATAATGAATTAGCGGCTAACGCTGAAGCTTCAGCCGAAGACAATCCACCGTCTTCACCACGTTCAATGACTGCACGAGCATAGGCACCTAATATGACAGGTTCTGAAGGGACTAATAAAGTGTCGGTTCCTGCTGATAAAGCTGCTTGAGGAACTACCGCATTGAATCTAATGCTATAGACACCATCTGGAATTGGATAGATATCAATCTGTGTATCACCATCCGCCGAAACACCATTAAAACTATAGTACCTGGGCTCGCCAGAATCGGGAGTGCTATTTAAAAATAAATTATTAAAATAACTAGAGGAGCGTTGCTCCATAAAAACGTTAGACGTATCATTAACAACATCTAATGTACGAAACCTGACTCCTGAGCCGTTAAGTTCATAATTAAACGTTGAAGCAGTAGTAGTAATTGTTAACGTATTACGGAGAGCGTTCCAATTCCAGGCGTCTTCAACTTGACGTTTTGCATCATTGACAAACTTACCAATTAATTTACTGTAAGAATTATCAGTAACACTAACGACTTCGTCTTCACGTAAGCGTACTAAAACATTATTTACAAGATCTAAATACGTCATCTAATCACCACTTCTTGCAAGACCAATACCGAGCACTTAATTTACTCGGTGGGCTGGTGTCGCATTTATGCCTGGCTCTAAAGCTCTTACGGCGATCTGGATTAGACTTTTTAATGGTCATGTCTGGATCACCAAACCGAATCAAGCGAACTGTGTCGCCTTCTTTAGCCAATACAGCAAACTTCTTAGACGCATTAGGTGTGCGCTTTGGTTTGTTATATCCGCTGAATGTTTCACCGCGATATTTAATCGACATGGGTTACCTATTGGAGTTGTTTTCAATCACAGACACTAACATCGTCATGGACTGAGTCGAGGAAGCTTCGATGTAATCACCTTCATTCATGTAAATGAATTCATTAAATTCACCACCAATTTGAAAGAAATCTTTGGCGCTAATGGTGTAGCCGTCTAGGATGGCTAGAGATGAAGAGGTCGATGCATCATAATAATTAACGGTGACTGTTCCGTTGGAGCCACTTGTATTTGTTATATATAATAATACCCAATCAGCGTCTTTATGATCGGGAACGGTATATACAGTCTGTAGAGTACCGGTTAATGCAGCCCCGCTGCTTATCTTTGTAGCCATTCTATTATACCAGATAAGTTGATAAAAGTCAAATTATTTACGCCGTTTACCGGATGCTGTTACTTTGTGTTTAATTGGTTTAGACGAAGTTTTTCGTTTAATACTGGATTTTTTCTCTGCTGCTGTCATCTTTTGAGCTACTGCTTTAGGACGACAAGAAGGGTAAGGTCGTTTGCTTTTACCTTTTGCAGATTTCCGGCCACACGCTTTGCCTGTTTTTAAGTCTACCCAGTCTTCCTTGAACCACTTGGTCAGACCACCTTTCGGTTTACTTGTACGTTCCGCCACGCTTCTTGTACTCCTTTGTGAGCCAACCTGAAGCATACGCAGAAGGCCAGACTTTATATTTCTTCTTTGCCTCAGCCTTCACACGAGCATACAGAGCTTTATTTTTTGGTTCTGGACTTTTTGCCACGTTTCACCTTCTTTAGATCAGCGCCTGTTATCTTGTCTCTAGGAGGAGCTACCCTAGCAAGTTTCTTTTGCTTGGGGCTATACTTACTAAAAGGCATTATTTTTTACCTTTCTTCAGACAACGTCCTGCAGCTTTACATTTTGCTTTGCTCGGACAACCTGGGCAAGTTTTAAAAGCTTTCTTTGCTGGACGTCCAACTTTAGATCCGTATGTACCTTTACCGTATGGCATAATTACTTCTTCCTTACTGATTCGGCTAAACCACCGCCAAAATAAAAGCCAACAATCATCAACATGATTTCTCCAATCCAGAAGTCACCAATGATTTGCTTGACTGCACTAATGTCACCTTCACCTGCAAGAGTCATTGCAAGGACAAGGACAAACATACTGAGAAACACAGCAGTAAACATCAAAGCAATGTAACGCTGTGCTAACTTAAACGGTGCATAAGCGTTCATCAAATCAATCTTAGCCTTTGACTTTGCCGCTATCTCTTCTTCTGTAGATGTGTGCATATCATCAATAAGGTCTAAGCCTTTCTTAATGACATCACCTGATCCCAGGATTTTAGATAACACTGCAATCATACACCATCACCTGTTACGTCTGTCTGTACACACACAGCTTCATAGTTCATCTTAGGCTGTGGTGCTGTTGCCATAAAATACTCACGAGCTTCAAAGCACTCGTCCATTGACATGAATGGCCCTTGTGGATAGACAGCGTAGCCATCAGCCTGAATTAGGATTGCAAATAATAACCACATAAGTGACCTACTGTTTACTGAGCCAGTAAAAGATGTATATTACCAAGCCAATGGCTGAGAGAATGCTAATGCCCAAACCGATGCTAATACAAATATTAACAATTTGTTCTTTACGTTTAACTCTTTTGGCTTTCTCAGCTTTGTCTGCGGCCTCACGGCTTTCCTTCATCTTTCT